GCCGAACTCGTGGCGATGAACGCATCAACCGGCAACCCCGCCCGCATGTACGGGTAGTACCGGCCGGTCGCCCGCCGCGGGGAGTAGTCCCCGTTACCTTTCGCCGCATCGTTGCGCAGCGTGAACGTGCATGACGCGGGTGAGGTTTCCTGCTGCTCACCCAGCCGGCCGCGCTGGATCGTGATCGCCGGGATCGACCCGTCGCCGGGCTGCAGAATGTGCGCCGAAATGTCGACCGGGGTCCACGTCGTGGGGCCGGCGGTGATGTCCGCACCCGGGTAGATCCTGGCACCGAACGAGTAGCCGGCGACCATCTGGTCGAGGAACGGGACACCGCCCGGGGGGGAGCCGCCACCGAACGGGCCGGGCAGGTTACGGTGACCGCCCCGCCAAGCCGTGATCAGTGGTGCAATACTCCTCGCCGGCATTCGGCTACTCGTCCCAGACGATCCAGCACAGCAGGTTCACACCGGACGTGGGCGTGGTGGCCCGCACCCGCACAAACTTGGAGATCGCGATGATGGGCCGCTCGTCGGGCATGAACTGGTAGGCGTACGGGGTCGGGGAGCCGGTCAGCGACGCCGGGATCCGGATCGCGTCGAACATGCGCGCCGCCGCCGTCGAGCCCTCCGCGCTGGCGGTGTTGGCGACGCCCAGTGTCATGAGCGACGCCGGCGCGTTCGGGTCCAGCGGCTGCACCCCGGAGGCGACGTGCGCGGTGACCGTGGCGGCGACGTCGGTCTGCATGAGTTCGATGGTGCCGACCGCGCCGGCCGCCTCCGAGAACGAGCAGCCCCACGAGATCAGCTGAATCTCGCGGGTAGCCGGTGTCGAGATCTGCAGCATGGTCTTGATAGTGGTGCCGGTGGTCACGGCCGCCTGTGCGGCGGTAGTCGGCATCGGACCGTTCCACGTCTTGTAGCGGTGCATCGGATCTCCCTGTCTGCTTATCAGCCGCCGGCGACGGTGACGGCCTGGACGTTGCCGGTCGAGTCGCGTACGGACAGCGAAATCTGTCGGGTGCGGATCATGTTCGCGATCAGCGCAGCGAAGCCGCTGTTGGCGCCGGGGCTGATCGTCATCGTCAACTGCGACGGCCCGCCGCCGCCGCCGGCGGCGGCGGCCATGCCCATCGACTGGCCGTGCGGGTACACCATCGACCCCTGCGGCAGGCGGACCAGCTCCGCGCCCTGCTCGCCCACCCACGACAGGCCCGACGCGATACCGCCAGCGGCGTGCCCGTGCGCGCCGGGCGAAGTGACCCGGTGCTGCTCGGACACGCTCAAATTGAGCGCGCCCGGCATGTTGTCGATCAGCCGCAGCAGGGTTGTCAGGCCCTCGATGGCGTCAGTCAGGCCGTGCAAGGCGATCGACGTGTTGACCTTGTCCGGGACGGTCTCGTACTGGCCGACAAGGGCATGGATCTGGTCGGTGGTATAGCCGGCGGCGCGGAGCTGGGCCTCCAGCGCCTTCGTGTTGCTGTCGTATTTCGCGGCGGCGTCCTGCGCCGAAACGCCCACCGAGATCATTGAGTCGTACACGCGCAGATTGGCTTCCACCACGGCCAGGATGGCGTCCTTGTTCTGCTGCGCCCCGGTCTCCGACTTTTTGAGCGCGGCGACGTGCGCCGTCAGGTGCCCGCCGTTGGCGACCAGCGTGTCGCCCATTGTCACCAGCGCCTTGTCGAAATCGCCGGATGCCTTGTCGACACCCAGCAGCCCAGCCATCAGCTTGTCGGTCATCGCCCCCGCGAGGGTGTCGGCAGTGACGGCGGTCGTCGAGATCTGCGACGCGAGATCCTGGAATGAGTCGGTGGCCGTTTTCCCGGTGATGACGGCGGCCGCCTTGAACTCGCCGAAAGACGTGATCGCCCGGTCGTTCGCGCCGATCAGCGAGTCCACCCATTTCAGCGGCTTAGCCAGAATCTCCGCGGCGTTGATCGCCACATTCAGCACGCCGATCAGCGTCTGCACAATGCCGACGATCAACCTAAAGCCGAATATGACGGCGTCCTTGTTGTTCGCCACCGTGTCGAAAAACGCGGCGATTTCGGAGCCGAGCCGCTCAATGACCTGCTCCACCTGCGGATCAGCAAACACCTGCCCGAACGTGGTTGCCAGGTCACCGAGCCCATGCGCCAACTCGGCGATGAACACGCCCAGTGCATGGGACAGCGGCGCAATAGCCGGGGCGGCGCCGGCGAACATCTGCCGCCAGTCGATCCGCTTCACGATCGAGTCGAGGATCGCCATCCCCTGCTCCAGCGGCCCGGCGAGGATCTCAGCGCCGGAGGTGAGCTCGTCGATCAGGTCCGTCTTCAGGGTGTGCGCGGCGGCGCGGACCGCCGGCTCATCCTTGAGCAGGAACGCGGCGAGCCCGACCGTCGCGGCACCGAACGCGATGTCGACCGCCGACGCCAGCGCCGCCGCTATCGCCGGGGCCAGGGTCAGCGCAATCGCGGCCAGGATCGCCGCACCCGCCGCACCCTCCGGCGTGAACAGCGCGGGTGCGTCCTGCGCTATCGCGTCCGCACCCGAGGCGACGCCGTCGGCCATCGCCGCGCCCGCCTTCTCGCCGAGCTTCGCCGCATCCGCCACCGCCGCCGGTGCCGCGCCCTCGAACAGGGACGCGAACTGCTTACCGAGCGCCGACACCGACGGGCCGATCCCGAACGGCAGGCCCTCGATGAACCCGTCCCCGGCGGCCTTGCCAACCTTCTTGGCCCGGGCCTTGACCTCCGGCTCCATCTGCGAGATGAAGCCCTCCAGCTTCTTCAGGTCGCCCTCGGCGGCGGTCAGGTCGCCGAAGATGCCCTTGTTGCCGGTCTCCTTGAAGTCGGAACGCAGCTTCGCGACCTTGCCCCGCAGCTCCTCCGCGGACCGGCCGGCCGACTGGAACGCCGACTCGCCGTCCTTCATCGACGAGGTGACAAGCCGGTCGAAGTCGGAGCTGGCCTTGCCGGCCTTGGCGAAGTCCTGGGTAACCCCCTCGGCGTAGGACTTGCTCTTGGCGCGCCCCTTCTCGAAGCCGTCGCCGACCGGGCCATCGACGGTGACAACTATCTTCACCTCATTGATGACCCTCACCCCCTTCGTCGGCGACCAGCTTCACGATCCGGATCAGTTCGGCGTCCTCGGCGCGCAGAGTCCGCAGCGTGTAGCCCGGGTAACGCCGCAGCAGCGTGTCCAGCAGCCGCGCCTCCGCTAGCTCGGGAGGCTCGGTGACAGGGTTTCCATCGGGATCGATGCCTCCAGGGACGGCACGCCATCTTCCGATGGCCGAGGCAAAGGGGGCCTCACCGCGGCCCCCGCAGCCCCGATAGCCGAGACGATGGCCATCATGAACGCGTAGTCCTGCGCGGCGACCGTCTCGGCCGTGACCGGCACCGGCTCGTCCTGGTCGTCGACCAGGTTCCACGAGGTGATCAGCGACGCCATCCGGGCCATCAGCCCGTCGAGCTTGCCGAGGACATCGGCCTCCGTGGTCGCCGGGCCGATCGACCGCAGGCGGGCAAGGTCGAGGATGTCGCCGATCGTCGGCCGCCGGCACCGCACCTCTAGACCTTCGTACTCCTCGCCGTCGAAGACGAGCAGCAGCGGCGGACGCTTGTAGCCGGCCATCAGCCGCCCACCAGCCTGGACACCTGCTCCGGACTGAGGTTCGCCGGGCCACCGTTCTGGGGAACGATCAGCCCCGTACGGGCCCGGCGGGCATCATCGGCCGCCGCGGACAGTTGCCGCGGGATCAGCTCCGCGAGCTCACGCGCGGTGCGTTCCGGCACGGTCAGCGTGTACGCGGCCAGGCCGAGCGTGATCTGAAGGACCACCCACGGCTTGCCGTCCGGGCCGGGGGCGACGCCGTAGCCGATGTTGACCGGCACCCCGACCTCCACCGGCACCATGTCCGTTTCGCCCCTTAGCTCCACAGGGGCACCGTGCCATCTGCCAAAACGCCTGGCACCGACCAAGTCAACTCACCGGTCTGGGCCCGGGTGATCGGGTAGTCGGTGTACAGCACCTCGGGGGCGAGGGTGGCGCCGTTGACGACCATCGTCGTGGTGCGCGCCACGGAGCTGGACGGGATCGTCCGGAACACGGCGTGCGCGTTCGACGCCGAGGTGGAGTCCCACGGCCCGTTGAGGGTGATCGAGAAGTCGGCGAGCAGCAGGATGCGCTCAATCGCGGACTTGTCGACACCGGTGACGTCCTGCACACCGCGGGGTGTCGCGAAGCTGAAGTTGGTGAAGTCGTTCTTGATGGCCGCCGGGGTGCCGCCGCTGTCGTCGATGGACAGCGTGGTCATCCCGAGGCCGCTGCTCTTGCCTGCCATGGTCTATCCCTCCTGGATACGGTCGGCGAGTTGCTGTTGGTGGTTGGCGAACTGGTCGAGCCAGTCGTCGGGGGTGCGGAGGACCGGGGTTTCGCGGCGGGGGTCGCCGCGCCAGTCGCCGCCGTGCACGACGAACACGGCCGGCCGTTCGAGCGACGTGTGGTGCCGGGCGAAGCACTGCTGGCCGGCGGGGAACGTGAAGGTGACCAGCGTGCCGGCCTCGGTGGCGGTAAAGGACCGGCCGGAGTGCATGCGGATGTAGTTGGCCTGCCGGGCGCCCAGCTCGGTCGAGACGTCGATCTGCGTGCGCCAGCCGTGGGCGTACGCCCGGCAGTCGACCTCGGCGCAGGTCGCCGCCCGGAAGTGGCTGGCGAGGGGTTGCCTTACCTGGAAGGTGCGATAGGCGGCGGCCGGCCGAAGCGGGTCGATGCGGTACATCAGAACGCCACCGATGCGGAGAAGGTGCCGGAGGTGTCGACGCGGACGTACCGGCGGACGGTGGCGTTGGACGCGCCGGCGAGCCGCTGCGCGCCGATGGCCGTAGCCGCGACGAACGCGCCGCCGGTGAGCGAGGTGAACGAGCTGTTGTCGGCCGAGTCCTTGATGGTGACCGTGACCGACGTGCCGGTGAACGCGGTGACGTGCAGATAGGCTTGCCAGCCGAACGCGGTCGATACGGTGGTCTGGTCGAAGCTGGCGCCGTTGGTGGCCGTCCCGTCAGCGCGTAGCCCGGCCGTCAACTGGTTGCCCCACTCCAGGCCAAACCCATTGGCCAGGGCCTGGATGTTGAACGTGAGCGAGCCGTCGTCACCCCTGGTGAGGTCGTAGTTGATCTGCTTGGCGACCAGCGATGCGGCCTCACCGCCGATGGCCTGCGTGTGGAAGTAGGAGACGACCCGGTCAGCGGTGGGCAGCGTCGACAGGGCGACGTGTTCCTGCCCAGCTGAGGTGTTGTGGAACGCGGTGAACGAGATCTCGCCGTCCCGTTTCCCGCCGATCCGCTCGTACGCCGACTTGTCGATCCCGGTCACCACCAGCGTGCCCTGGCTGCCGGAGATCCGGGACAGGGAACCGATGTCGCCGGACAGGTTGTAGCCGTCGACGTAGCAGTTGTCGCCGAGGCCCGACGCCTTACCTGCCATGGGTCACACTCCTCAGGGGGCCTGGTCGAACACGTCGTTGACGATCATCGGCACGGTGATGTCGGCGATCCGGAACATGTGGTTGTCGATGTCGAGGTAGCCGGTTTGTGCCGACAGCGAGGTGCCGGTCATGCCGAGCAGGTCGACGTTTCGGATCAGGCCGCCGAGGGTGAAGTCACCGGAGTACGAGGCCATGAGTCGGGCCATCGCGTCGTAGACGGCCGGGTCGATCGCGTCCGCCGGGAGGCTGGTGGCCGGGGTGTAGATGCGGACTGTGAACACCAGGACCGCCGACGTTGAGGCCAGACCGGACGACCGGGCCGGCGCGAGGGTGCGCAGCCACACGGCGGCGGTCAGGTGTGTGCCGGGTTTGTTCTTGGGCTCGTGTCCGTTGACGCGCTCGAACACCCCGAGGGTCTGCGCCTCCGAGACGAGGGCGTCAACGATGGCCGGGAACAGGGTCGGGTCGAACGCCATGTCAGCCCTCCCCGTTCATGCGGGCGAGGAATGGGCGGAGCACGTTCTCCAGCAGGGCGTCGAGCCCTGCCTCAAGGGTTTGGCGGGCGCGGCGGAACGAGTGGTAGCCCTTGAACCGGGTGACGGGCGCGTTGCGGGAGCCGGTGCCTTCCAACCAGAAGCCGTAGATCACACCCGAGTCGTTGATGACCTTCGTGCGTGGGTCCTCGTCGCGGATCCCGATCTGGGTTTCGTAGTACGGCGTCGGAT